TGTTTTTTGACAAATTTTTATATTTATAATTATATTTTAAAAATGGACATTTTAAAAATGTCCAATTCTGAAAATTTTACCAAACTTTATTTTATAAAAAAATGCATATTTAATTATGGTAACAATACCCAATTTTTGTTTATTTTCGTAAATGGTTTGTGAATTATATAAAATTTATATATTATACAAACCATGAAATAACATTTTATAAATTAAATATTTAAAAATATAATATTAAGTTTACTTATAAAATGTCTGAAAATGTAATAAAACAAATGATAAATAATTTAGACGATAAAGAATTAATAGTTTTAAAATTTACAGCTGAATGGTGTGGTCCTTGTAAAACTATTAAAAATGAATGCGATACTTTTAAAAATACGTGTCCAGATAGTATAAAATATTTTGAGATTGATATCGATGATTCAATTGAATTATTTATTAAATTAAAAAAATATAAGATGGTGACCGGTGTACCTGCAATATTGGCTTATAATAATGAAATTAAAGAACCTTGGTATATTCCACATGATAGTGTACTTGGGGCGGACAAAAAACAATTAACTAGTTTTTTTCAAAGATGTTTAAAATATGTTGAATAAATTATAAAATTTATAATATTAATTTTTATTTAATTTAAGATTAATATTATAAAGAATATATTTTAATCAATATTTTCGATCAAGTTTGAAAATTTTTGCAAATCAAGTTTAGGAAATTTGACATGTCCTTCCCAAAAATATTTACAAAAACTCCACTCAAAATCATAGTCTTGTTTATAATGTTCTGAATAATTTTTTAATAGATAGGTTTCTATTTTTTTAGGTAATAAATTTAAACTGGTACGTGGTAAAACATAACTTAGTAAAACATTTTTGTTTACAATATCATGATTTTCATCTAGTACTAATTCACTATCAAAATAAGGAATATGTTGAACCAAATCTTGTAACAATGGTGGATAATTATAATGGTAGTGATGTTGCCAATTTTTACAATCGTCTCTATAGTAATGTAAAGTCCATTGAAGCGTTTTTAAATAATTTAAACAAATTTCTGAAACAGCTTGTTTGTCGGTGTCTTGATTAATATCAAATAATGCATAATAGTATCTAAATTCCCAGTCATCTTCTCTAGGATTAATAAATATTTCAATATTTCTTTCATATGAAGGTGTAGCTATAAATTTAAACTCACGTTCTTCGTCATTTGATTCCGGATAAAATTTTTTACTTGCTCGTTCACGTAATTTATATTGCTCTAATAAAAATTCGTTTTCATTTTTAGCTAACGATTCAATATAAAGTTTAAATGTTTTCCAATTGATTATTCCATTATTAGTTAATTGCTTGTTTTTAAAATGAGCTTTATATAATTCCAGTAAACAAGTAAATCCATTTGTTCTAATATTAATAGCTGGAAAATGCGGCATAAAATCATTACCTAATAGAAAGCATATAAATATATAGTCTTCAATCTTTTGATAAAATTCATTATTTAGATCACTGCAATCACAATCTGTTAACTCTTTATAAATTTTTTTACCTAGTGTAGAAATATCTAATAAATATGTTTCATCTTTATCTAGTCTACTGTCTAGTGAACTAATAAAAATAGGAGTCTCTCTGTATAAATAAATAGAATTACAATTTTTAAGATGATTTAGTGAAAGCATAATTAAATCAGCATCCATACCATATATAATTGTTTTATCATTAGCATGATTATTATTTCTAATATAATGAAATATTTTATGTTCACCCTCACCTGGATTATCAGATAATGATAAAATGATTTTAAAATTGGTTTTCTTATTTGAAAAATAACTGGTTATTTTAGTATTTAATTTATCCATAAATTTTGTTCCTGGTGTAATAGAAGAAGTATCCCATAATACTGTTTTATTTAGAATAGTGTTTTGATACCAAGATTTATAACGTCGATTTTTTTGTTGATCTAATTTAGCAATTGGAGGAATTCCATCAAATGCAATAAATAGTCGTTTTTTTGGATTAAGAGTTTTAATAATTAAATCGATTTTTTCAATAACTTTTTCAATTATTAGGTCTTCAAAATGTTGTTTATTTATAAAACTATTAAAATCAAGTGAATCATAAATAATAGAATTTGAATCAATATAAATATTATCAATATTTGTATGGGTTTTTAATTTGTTTATGATTTCGCTATGATTTTTAATCAAATATGAAAAATAATATGGAATTCCCATTGAATAATTTTATAATATATTTTTAATATTTAATTTTATTTTTTCAATTTTAGATAAATATAAAGTAAAACTTTATAAATATAAACATAATATATATAAATTTATATATATTATGATTATTTATGATGATAAAATTAATTTTTTCCGAGAAGTTATAGATAATGTAATAGTGGGTATAACTAATTATTATAATTTAAATATTGTTAATAGTAATGAATATAATAATTGTTTTACAAGTATTGAAAAAATTATTAATTTAATTAATACAATTAATTTAGATAATCATGAAACAATAATAAATGAATTGCAATTTATTAACAATAGTATATCTTCTATTATAAAAAGTTATGGAATTTATAATTTAGATAATATGTTATCTATATGTTTAGATACAAATTATAGAAAAAAATATTTATGTGATAATAATAAATCTAAATATGAAATTTTAAAAAAATATTTACATCCCATAAATTACAAAATATTAAATTGGAATAATAGTAAGAAACAAACCGATAAAATAAACAACTCTAAAAATGAAGAAGAAATTATTGTTAAAAATAAAATAATAGATGATAAGATATTCCAAGAAGCACCAAATTTAGAATGTTTTGATTTAGCTAGAGTATCAAATATTTTTAATATTAGAATTTATGGAGTGAAATTTATTGTTCATGATTATGAAAATAAAAAAACTCTAGTAATAAGTGCAATTACCGATAATATTATTTTAAATAATATAAATAATCAATTTATTAGAGAAAAAAAACAAAGTTTAATAAATTATTTAAAACAAAATGATTTAATAAATAGTGAAGATTATATTGAGTCATGTTGGAATAATTATTTTAATGATTTATCTATAAAAGAGTTTTTAATTTACAGTAATAAAGAAATTTACAATAAATATATTTCAATAATGAATAATATACGCTCATTTGAAACAAAAACATTAGAATCAATTGTTAATGAATTTATAGGTAGTGAGCTTTTCACACAAAGATCGATGTTAATTTGTTTATTAATTAATAATCAAAAACCAGAACATCTATATATAGCTTATTTATTATATGATATTTTATCAGATGAAAAATATTCTAATACAGATTCAAATGAGCAAAGAATTTTATATAATAGTTTAACATGGAACTGTAAAAAATTTTTTAAAACAGCAATGTGTAAGACAATAGAATATACAAACAATTTATTAAATTATGACTCATCGAAAATACCAATTGAACAACAAATTTGTTTAATGAAAGCAGAAAATAAAGTTAAAGAAAAAGCAATGCAAAAATTAAAAGAACTTAAATCAAAATCTGAAGATTCAGGCTCAAAAGCAAGGCAGTATTTAGATGGATTATTAAAAATACCGTTTGGTATTTATAAAGAAGAATTTATTATGAAAAAAAAACAAGATATTTTAACTAATTATAATTATTTAAAAAATCCAATAATACAATTAAATTTTAATGAATATAATTTTAATAATGATTTATTGATAAAAGATTTTTTTGATATGATAATTTGTATGATTAATCCGGGATATAGTAATATAGTAGAAATATTAAATATATGTAATTGTTTTGAAAATAATATTGATAAAATAAATAATTATATTTTAAATTGTACAATTAATTATATTAAATCACTTACAAAAAAAAAACAAATATCTAGAATAATTAAAATAATAAATTCAAAACCAGATATAAATAAGTTACAAATAAATGATACAATTGATATAAATCGAAATAAAATAATAAATATTATAAATAATGATTTAGATTTTTTAAAGAATAATATACTATTTAATATAGAAAAAGATATAAATAATAATTTGTTTTCTCATATCATAAATATTGAAAAATATATAATAGCAATTAATAAAAAAAATAGAGATATTGTTGAATATATAAAATCATTTAATACAACACTTGATAATGCTGTTTATGGACATAAAAATGCTAAATGTCAGATTGAAAGAATATTAGGACAATGGATAGCCGGTGAAAAATCAGGTTATTGTTTTGGTTTTGAAGGACCACCTGGTATTGGTAAAACTTCATTGGCAAAAAAAGGTATAGCTAATTGTTTAAAAGATTTAAATAATGAATCTCGTCCTTTTTCTTTTATAGCCATTGGAGGGGCGAGTAATGGTAGTATTTTAGATGGTCATAATTATACATATGTGGGATCAAATTGGGGAAAAATAGTTGATGTATTAATTGATACAAAATGTATGAATCCAATAATTTTTATAGATGAGCTTGACAAAGTAAGTAAAACAGAACATGGTAAAGAAATAATTGGAATTTTAACACATTTAGTGGATACTACTCAAAATAATACATTTCAAGATAAATATTTTAGTAATATTGATTTAGATTTATCTAAGGCATTGTTTATATTTTCGTATAATGATGTTGAACAAATTGATAGAATATTATTAGATAGAATACATAGAATTAAATTTGATAGTTTATTATTGCCCGATAAATTAATTATTTCAAATCAATATATATTACCAGATTTATATAAAAAGTTTGATTTAGAAAATATTATAAATTTTGATGATAATTTGATTGAATATGTTATAATTAATTATACAAACGAAGCAGGTGTTAGAAAATTAAAAGAAATTTTTTATGAAATAATTTCTAGTATAAATTTAGATCTATTAAAAAAAACTAATAAATATAATATACCAATTGTATTAACACAAGAAACGATAGATGAAATTTTAAAAGAACGACAAAAAATCAGATTTTTAAGTACTAATAGCTATCCAAAAGTAGGAGTTATAAATGGATTATGGGCAAATTCTTTTGGAAATAGTGGTATATTACATATTGAAAGCAAATTTTGTGATGCTAATAATAATTTAGAATTAAAATTAACAGGAATGCAAGGAGATGTTATGAAAGAAAGTATGAATGTTGCAAAAACATTGACATTATCTTTATTAAGTGATAATGAAAATAAAATTATTAAAGATAGATTTGAAAAAACAAATTTAAAAGGAATTCATATACATGTACCGGAAGGAGCCACTCCTAAAGATGGACCATCTGCTGGTACAGCAATAACATTAGTACTTTATAGTCTTTTAACAAATAAAAAAATTAAAAATAATATAGCTATAACTGGAGAAATTTGCTTACAAGGTAATATAACAGCTATAGGTGCATTAGATTTAAAAATAATAGGTGGTATTAGGGCTGGTGTAAAAACATTTTTATATCCTAAAGAAAATGCAAAAGATTTTAGTATTTTTTATGAAAAATATAGGTATAATTTAGATGGATATGATTTTTTTGAAGTTACAAATATAAATGATGCAATTAAATATGCTCTTTTATAAATAATATAAAATAATAATATTTATTATTATTTTATATTATTTTATATTATATTATAATAATGGGATTTCCTATAACTTTATCTTTAACTAATATATTTCATTTTGTTTCATTATTATCACCACTTTTTATAATTTTTTTCACTATTATCTCATCAATAGTAAATAATCAACTTGTTAAAGGACTTATATTAAATATGGGTGTTGTAATAGTTTCTGGAATAATTTATTTATTAAAAAATATATTGAAAACTCCACAACATGAGGATGCATCAATATTTTGTAATATTTTACCAGCACCATTTACAGTAACATCAGAAGATAGAGCTATAGTTTATGATAATCCTTCTTTGGCAAGCGGTGTATTATCATTTGTTAGTACTTATTTAATTTATCCAATGATAATTAACAAACAATTAAACCCTAGTATATTATTGTTTATGATAATATTGGTGGCTATAAATTTAGCTGTAGAATACCAGCTTAAATGTGCTGGATTGATGAGTAGTTTTATGGGAATTTTGATTGGTATGATATTTGCTATGATTTATTATACAATTTTAAGATTAAATAATAATGAAGATTTATTATATTTTACAAAAACACTAAGTGACAATACACAATGTGGAAAACCATCAGATAAAACATTTAAATGTACTATTTATAAAAATGGCGTGCCAATGAATTAAATATCAAAATCTTTTTTAATTGAATTAAATAAATTTTTTATTATTTTTACACTATTATGTCTTTGCATGCTATGATTCATGAGTTTAGCATTATTTGAATTTTGGTTAAATATACGTATTAAATTATTAAATGTTATATAAATATTGATATTACAATATTTATTATCTAAATCTTGATATAAAAAAATGGGATTACCTATTTTTTTATTTACATGATTATGAAAATTAAAAATATAGTTTTTAAAATCTTCTTTAGTATTTATAACATTAAAATTTGTTTTATTTATTACTTCTCTGGCATCGTTAGAACATTCAGGACATGGTAAATTTGAACATATAATTTTAATTAGTTCTACTAAATTAGATTTATTTTCAATAAATTTATCATTATTTATTTTTTCAGCTAAAGCATGAAAAAAATACCAAATATTAGGGCCCCAAGTTTCTATATTAAGAGACATAACAAATTATTTATAATAATTATTATTATTAAATATTTTATTATATTATTTAAAATAATATTTTCATTATTAGTAAATATAAAATTATGTCATCTATTAATGAATGCAGAAACTTATTTTTTGATATTTTAAAACAAGAAGATAAAAAAAATGAAGTAATTAAAAATTCAGATACTAATGAAAATATATGTTTGATATCAGGAGAACAATTACAATTAAACTATATAAAATTAGATTGTCAGCATTGTTTCAATTATATACCAATTTATAATGAAGTAGTTTATCAAAAAACCAAGCGTCTTTTAGATAATAGATTTTTAAAAAATGATCAGATAAAATGTCCATATTGTAGAAAAATAACAAATAATTTATTACCATATTTAAAATATTATAATGTTAAAAATATACCGGGGGTCACAAGTAATAGTAGTTTACTTTTAAATAACAGTAAATGTTGTGAATATGTTTATAAAAAAAATTTAAGTAAATGTAGTTATTTAGCATGCAATACACCTCAGGGTTTTTTTTGTAATAAACATATTAAATATACATTAAAAGACAGTGAACTAATTGATAAAATAGATAAAACACAATATCAATTATATAAAAAACACACAATAATAGAATTAAAAAAAATATTAAAATCAAATAAACTAAAACAAACAGGTAATAAAGAAGATTTAATAAATAGACTTATAATCAATAAACTAGATATGAATATCTAAATAATTAATAATTAATTATTTTAATAATAATAATATAAATTTAAAAATTATATTATTATAGAAAATGGAAGCAAAAACTTTACTAGTTAATAATATTAAAGAATGGGTAACAATTAATTCAAAAATACAAGAATTACAAAAAGAACTTAAAGATTTAAAAAATAAAAAAAAAACTTTATCTGATAATTTAATCAAAATAATGGAAAATAATGATATTGATAGATTTGATACAAAAAATGGAAATTTAATACATAGAAAAACCAAAGTAAAAGCAACTATCAATAAAGATTATTTATTAACTACATTATCAGACTATTTTAAAGAATATCCTGAAATAGATGTAGGTGATGTAGGTGCATATATTTTAGACAATAGACCAATTAAAGAAAATTCTTTATTAGTTATGAAATAATTAATATAATACTATATTAATATAATGGAACTAAAAACTATTTTAATATCATTTGGATTTATGTTTATTTTAATTATTACCGGAACTGCAATCGGTGATTTTTTTGATATTGGACATCTGTACTATGTACCATTTATGATGTGGGGTGTAGCTTTAACCATTTTTAACTTAATTTTATTTAAAACAAGAGAAAATATTTATTTAAAAGATCTCAAACCAGAAGAGATATAGTTAATTTTTATTAATAACTAAATCTATTACTTTATCATCAACTTGATTATTTAAGTTATCTTGAATTTCTTGTAATGAAGGTTCTCTATTGAATTTATCACTAAATGTTGTTATAAAATTTTCTACTTCTATAGATTTACGTCTAAATTCTGAATTTTCTTTTACAAAATTTACTAATTTTTTAGTATTTTTTTTAGCTATATCTTTTTCAGTTTCTTTATAAACAAATTTTTTTGTACTTTCAATTATATCACAAATAGCTGGTTTATTAAGCTCAATGAAATTAATTTGTTTTTCATTTAATTCTTGATTTTTTTTAATGGGTCCCCCTGAAAATGTATTATTAAATTTAATTATGATTTTTTTATCAATAGATGGACTCGTTTCCATTAATCTATCAAATTCTTCTTTAGAAATTTTTAACATCTGATATGGTGGAATTCTCTCTAATCTAGATTTAGCTAATTCTAATTTTATATTTCTATAAAATTTATCCCAACTTATTGAACTTACTCTATGCGATTCATTAAATTCTGTTATTTTTAAAAATTGTTGTATAGTTGTTATTATTCCAGCTAAAATATTAACTGATCCAACTATAAGTTGATAATATGGTTGAATATCTACGGGAACTCTTTCTTGTGCAAAATTAGCAGTACCAGTTAAAGTACTCATTATTATTACTGGAATAGTAAACCATCTATTTCTGAATGAATAATTTCTATGTGATTCTAAATGTAACCATCTATAACAAACTGCTTTATCGGCCCATTCTATTAAGATTTTTTCATGTTGTTCAGACCATTCTGCATTATAATGGTTTATATTATTATCATCTGAATCTTCTTTATTAACATTAATATTATTATTATTAGTATCATTTATTTCTTTTAATTCCAGGCCATCGTTTGATTTGGTATTTTTTTTATTGTTTTTTTCATTTTTTTGTAAATTATTGTTTGGTATATTTACATTAGAAGACATTATATATATAATTTACAATTAAATAAAATATATATATAAATTATTCTTCAATCATTTTTTTAATAAATTCGTTTCT